ACTGCCATTATAATATAATCCTTACCTTTTGTAAAGTGCAGGGATAGACCTTTCTCAATATTATTAAACACCGTATCTTTATTAAATGGATTGTCTGTCTGGGCTGCGGTTCTACCCGCTCCAGCATCCTCGCCTACAATACCACCAACGTCACGAACCATAATACACACCTGACCTGTAATGTCATGTGCTCTTTTAAAAAGTTCTGTATGACCATCATGCCATGGCTGCCAGCGACCAAGCATTTGCACTGTTGGTTTTTGCCAATTAAAGGTACTCATTTCTATTCCACTTCATATTCAATAGAAGTCATATTTTGTCCTTTGTCTCAATTACTGCAGCTGTTTCAAGAATGTTCTGTAGAATAAGACCGGCAGTTTCTTGTAGTTCAATATTAGTTTCGGTATCAAGATCATTAATAGGGCTTGACACAATATTAAAATTAAAAGAGAGGTGTTCACCATCATCAGTGATTTTCAGTGTATCAAATGCGAGAACAGTTTCGTTAAACTCGCCTGTAAGAATACGGATGTCCCAGTTCTCTCCAGTACCTACAATCATTTCATAATCTGTATTTTGTTTCATAGTTTATACCTCAAACTTAATCCTAATTTCATTCCTTCAAAATAACTTGTGCAGTGAATACGCTGATTGTCAAATATGATAGCAGACCCTACAATAAATGAATATGGTGACCCTGATAATCCAAATAAATCACTTGGGTGGTAATGCCGAAGATATCCATGAGCAATGTCAGGATCTATTGTAATACCTGTTTTACCTTCAATAGGATATTCGTTTGGATTACCTTTTACACCTGTATTAGGATTAAATTTCAAAACTGGATGATGCATGCACCAAGTGACTCCATTCATTTTCCATTTTTGATTAAATATAACTAAAGCAGGAAATTGTGCTGCTAAACAATTAACCTCTAATGGTATCACAACATTTAAATTGTTATCTAAATGTGAAAACCAATCAGTATGCGGAAGGTACGGTTTAGAGTGTTGATAGTAGTTACCACTCTTAAACTGCACCTTTTTACCTAGAATACCCTCAACGATATTGCTGATCTTGTCAATATGCACACCAGGGTCTGCCTTGTTCATTAAACCTGGGCTACGTTTTTCCTTAGAATTATAATCAGCAATGCACTCATTAATAATGTAATCAGGTATTACATTAAACTCTTGAACCGTATTAATAGGCATCTTCTTCTACAATCTCATCCATATTTACTGTTGATTGTTTACCCATTTGATACTGTTTGGTAATAAATTCAGCAAAGTCTGTATTAGCAAAAATAGGATCCCAAAACTCTTTTTTCTGTGTCGCATCAAGCCGAACTTTACCAGTAAGAACTTCACCTGTTTCTGGGTTTACACCTTCATACCAACCATTGGAAGGTTTACGAGCATACTCACCTGCAAGTGCTACGTCAAGCAAACCAGAATATTCACTCACACCACCGTCCCAGGTAACACTAATAGGGATCTTTGATTTTTCTTTTACATAACGAGATTTTTCTACATTAATTACAAAGTCATAACCAATAACATCGGTACCCTTTTTATTCTGGCGCCGACCAACAATCCAGATGTTATCCGAAGAATAATAGATGCCCGTACCACCAGACACAATATCTTTTGGAAACAAACCTTGTTCTTTATATGTGTGGTTAATTGCAATCATAGGAATATTTTTCATTGCAAGATATGGTGTACACATACGGAACAAACCTTTCAATGCTTTTGCACGAGACATATCTGCCACTGCTTTTTCATTGATAGCATCATCTAGTTCTTTCTTTGATGCGACGTTTCCGATAGAGTCAATTACAACAATCACTTTATCATCACGTGAAAGGCTTTCAAGCTGACCAATAAGATCAAACTTGAGTTCTTCAATATTAGTAATTGGAGTGTGTAGAACACGTTCAGTATCAATACCAAACTGCTCAAAGTATGATTGTGGCGAACCAAACTCAGAATCATAGAACAGCATTACAGCATCCTTTTCTGCTCGCAGATATGCACCTGCCATGAGTAGAGCAAAAGATGTTTTAAAGTGTTTAGAAGGTCCAGCCAAAGTAGTCAGTCCTGGTAGCAAACCACCATCAACGGAACCTGATAGTGCCACGTTAATCATTGGCACATCAGTCGGCACTGGTTTCTTTTCATTAAAAAATTTAGACTCTGAAAGAACCGAAGTATGTTTCAACTTCGAGTTCTTTTTGAGTTTATCCATAATTGAAGTCACTGTTTTTCCTTTTCATATATCTTTTTGGCAATTTCTTCTACATCACCAGATGTATAACCATATTCTATCAAATATTGTGCCTTTTGTAAATATCTAATTTGATTTTCTTCGCTCAAATCTTTCCATTCTACTTTAGACATTTTCCATCCTTATGCCATCTTCCATAGTGCCCTGGTAAGGCAGATTTACCACAGTGAGGACAATCTATCTTTTTTCTATTCTTAGCACTCTCACTTATTTTTGCTTTAGTATCATCAGAATGCTTTAAACCCCATCTAGGACTATCTTCACCAAACTTGCCTGCATTTGGGCTAACAGTTCCATACATTGGATTATTCTTACCCATTTTTGCTTTGCTCTGCTTTGCTTTGGTTTCTTCAGATACAACTTTGCCTTTATGTACAATACTTGTCATCTGTCTTATCAATTCTTCTTTGTCTATTCTTCCAGATAATCCTTTCCATGCAAGATAATCTTGCCACCTACCATACTGCTCATACAATTTTCTATGAGCATCAGCATGCTCTTCAACAGTAAGTTTAATTAAGTTGGATGGGTCATCAGTACCACCGGCGTGTCTAGGCACGATATGATGCATGTGATAAATAGTTTTGCTGGACATAAGGTTCTCCTTTTGTATAATGTCTAGGGTAGGTAGAGGCGGCAACCTCGTGACCTACACTTTTATTTATACAAATGAAATCCTTTAGTTTATCCAATAGCTTATTAATCCTTTCTATTTGAATATGATGTGTTGATTATATCAAAATTCTCAAGAGTTGTAAACAATTCCTTATCCATATTCATAAGATTTTTAATAGCATCTACACGCATATCTTGAATACCTCTTTTAAAGTTTCTATTAGGTACTCTATTATTTGTTGATCCTACACCATGATGTGTATTGATATAACTAGATACAATATGATAATCACCACCATACTCAGACATAAAATCATGCAACTGATTCATAAACATATACTTCATGCCAGTAATAGCAGAAATGCCTTGTTCAATCATAGCTGCTTCTACAGCCGTAGCAAGTACAACATTACCTAGAAGTGCAGTAGATTTAGTTTGTAGAATATCTTTTACAGCTAAAACAGAATTTTGTGCACCACCAAGAATATGGAATGTTTGATTCTCTGGTACAGTTTCACAAAAGAAGTTAGGATAATACACAACTTTGTCATTAGTAGAACATAAGCGATCAATGATTTCAATCGGCAAAGGTGTTTTTACAACAACACCACCAGATGTTTTAGATAGAAGTTGCAAGACCTCAGACTCTAGTGTAGAAGCAACAACAGCTCCTGTCTCCTCATCAATTGATGTAGGAGTCTGTACAAATGTCAGGTTAGGATCAAAGTTAAAAACATCTTCTAAACTAGAGGCATCTTGGTGATACATAATATCGTTAGTATCTTTAGTGAAAAGATATTTAATTACATCTGCATTGGCATAATTAAATTCATTTCCACTATCAACAATAGCAATACGAAAAGCTTCAGGTTTCCTTTTTGGCATATTTTACCCCCATTTGGATGTTCGTTCCAAAGCAATCCAGTATTCTAGACCTTGCTCTTCATTCTCAAGGTGAGATACCATTGCCTTAGAAACACTAACCTCATAGTCAAGAGCCATGAGTTTCAAGTTACTAATATTATAAATCATTTCAAATTCAACGCTTTCATCAGAAATAAATTTATATGGAATTTCAATGTTAAAAGTATTGGATGTTGCATTGTTTTCATCAAACACTGTAAAACAAATATTGCCATTTCCTGCATTGGTAATTTTTACTTGATTGTGTCCGAGTGCTGTAGCTGCACGTTTAATTTTATCCAGAATTGTATTTTCCAATGTAAATTTAAGTTCTGGATCTGGCATCTTTACATCATTTGTAGGTGTGGTAAGAATATCAATATCGGAATAGAAATAGCGGACACGTGAAAGATTATTCACATCACTAATTGTGACTGATTTATCATCTGCAAAGTCCAGTGTAGGTGAATCAACTAGGTTAATGACACTCAGAAATTCCGATAGATCATAAATTCCAAATTCACGTGGAAATTCTTGAGTCAGTTTAGCACTTGCGACAACGTTCCGTGCCTCTGTCATAGTTTTAATTGTGTTACCTGTGCGGACAACCACGTTAGGATTGATTCCAGCAAAGTTCTGAAGTGTGTTAACAGTAGATGCATTAAGTTCCATTGTATGGCTCCTGTGTTTCAATAAGTACTATTATATCATATATTTTAAAGAATGTAAACACTTACTGACGAAGAAGTTCTTCTCGGGTCATGTATTCGTAATCTACATTCTGTTCTATTTCTCGTTCATCTTTTTCATAAACGGATCGCATGGCATTATTTACGGTAATTATTTCACGCAAAACAGTAAATGATTTATCGAAGTTATAAAAAGCATTTGTATCCTTAGGAAAACAAGCTCCGCCATATCCACGTTTACCATCAAACCCAGGCACAGATGTATGAGAGGTACCAATGCGTGGATCAGATAGCATAGCATTCAGTACGGTATTAAATTTTCCGCCATTATTTTCTACACAATCAAAGAATTGGTTAAACCAAAGTACCTTCGATGCAAGAAAACAATTAATTCCATATTTTACAAATGATGCTTCTTTAGCAGTCATAAATTTAATTGGGCAGGGTTTACAACTTGAATAATTGTGATATAGTTCTGCTACAGCTTGTGTCGTTGATCTCTTACCACCAAAAACATGCAAAGCTGGATTTACAAAATCTTCATTTGCTGCCTTCTCGGTAAGAAACTCTGGATTGTAAACCATACGAGATTTAGCACCAGGCAAAAGCATAAGTTGATCAATGACATCTGGTGTCACTGTAGATTTAATAACCACGATTGCTTCTGTATTCTTAAGCATCCAAGCAACAGTTTCTTCTACAATGGTAGCGTTGATTTCACCATTATCACCAAAAGGTGTAGGCACTGAAATAAAGGCAAAGTCAACATTTCTTGCATTTTCAATAGGTTTATCTAGTTTTGGATCCACAATGATCTGTGTAACTTCTGGGTGTGAAAAACCATAAGACACTGCCTTACCAACAAACCCATATCCGATAATTCCAATTTCCATTAATTTACTCCATAATATTCTTTGTACCAAGAAATAAACTGAGCAACGCCTTCTTTCACAGAAGTTGTTGGTTTATACCCAAGTGCTTGTAGTTTTGTTGTATCTGACCAAGTAGCTTGAGTATCAGCAGGATGTTTAGGCACAAATTCTTTAATTGCTTCACGTCCTAGATTTTTTTCAATTTCTTTAACAAAATCCATCAACTGTACTTGTTCACCATATCCAATATTATAAATTTCTTTTTCACCACCGGTTACAAGCATACGGTATATAAGAAGATCAATACCTTGCACAATATCATCTACATATGTAAAATCTCGGATCATATCACCATTATTAAACAACTGAATAGGATTACCAGCTACGATATTTTTAGTAAAATCAAACAGTGCCATATCTGGGCGACCCCATGGTCCATATACAGTAAAGAACCTAAGACCAATGGCATTGTTTAGATGTGGTGCTGACATCATCTGAGATTCATTTGTAAATTTAGAATAGCCATATGGGTTTAGTTGATATCCACACTTCTCATCTTCTTTCCACGGCAGCTGGTTACCCGCCATAACACAAGATGTAGAAGCATAAATACAATTTTCTATATCATTTTCTTTCATTGCCTGAATAAGATTGTGTGTGCCGATAATATTATTTTGGACATAGGATTCAGGATCCACAAGTGAGTGTCGCACGCCAGCATATGCACCTAGATGAACCACAATGTCTGGTTTAGTTTCTTTCAGATAATTATTTAAAGAAGTGGCATCACACAAATCAACAGCTGCAATATTAATATCATTTTCACGATATAGTTTATCTGCTCTTGCATGTTTGAGTGTTGGATCATAGTAATTATTGTAACTATCAAAACCGCAAACTTCATAGTTAGGTGCTAGTTTTTTAGCCAAATGATAAGCAATAAAACCGGCACCGCCGGTGATACAAATTTTAGTCATATGGAGTTCCTTGTTTTAGATAATTACATTATATACTATTATATAGTATTTGTAAACACCTATTTTTTCTCAAATACTCTTTTTCTTAGATCAGTAGAACTAAATCTATGAGTTCTGGAATTAAAGTAGAGTTCAATGCCTTTCCGTTTACAGATGTCTCTGCCTGTAAAATCTTGATCTCTATATTCTTCTCCCATAATTTTAACATCAATATCAAACATTTCTAAAATATCTTCAACATCTTGTTCTGTCTGATATGGAATAATTTCATTCACATACTGAATAGCAGAAAGTTGTACATATCTTTCTACAAGTGTTTGTACTGGTTTATTTTTCGTCTCTGGTCTGTCTATAGTAGGATCTGATTGAATTCCACAAATAAGATAATCACACTGTGATTTTGCTTCCCTTAACATAGCCACATGACCAGCGTGTAGTAGATCAAATGTGGAAAATGTAATACCTACCGTTTTAGGATTTGCCATGTTTCTCTCCAATCTTTTACATGATGTATTATGCCGCCTGAATTTGCTACTTCTAATGCCAAACTATAATCATTACCTTTTGAGTGCATTTGGTCACCAAAAAATGTTATTTTCTTTTCTGGTCCAAAATCGTGTATAATCTGGCTTTTATCGTAACCTTTTTGCACTATATCTATGCCAGTTTCTCCAGCAACCTGTATATTATAATCTGGCCAGATAAGAGACAAGTTTTCTACCAATAGGTTTCTTTCACAATAATAGTTATCAAATTCTTTATACAACTGACGTTGTTCGGTTGTAGCATTTCTACCAAGAGTACTAAAATTAAATAGCCCAGGTCTTATATCAAAGTGATTTCCTGTTTTTATTGGAGATTTACTATGTTCTAATAGTCTACCTAAAATATTTTTCCAATCTTTAGGCATCTTCATTTTATTTGTTCTGACATGACTGTTACCAGCCCAAACATCATTACCGCTACAATTATAAACTCTAATACAAGAATTGTAATGACCATAACCTACTTGTTCAAGAGTTTTGTCTCTGTCTGAACCAGTTACCATAAATGTAGCATGATGTGTCTGGAAGTGTTCAAGCCAGTTAGAAAACTTTTGATCTATTTTTCCACGACTTGGTGTGAGAGTTCCATCTACATCAAAGATGTAGTTCATTTCATTTCACCAACTGATTCACGAATAATATCATTATGATTGAATTCTGCCCAGTACAGCTCATAAGCTACACCCGACTCCAAACATTCAAACTGATGGTATAGTCCAGGCTTAACCCTTGTATACTCGTTAGGGCCAATAATGGTTTCGTCTACAAGATCATAGTCACGCTGCCACACGCGCACGAGCATCTTCCCAGACTCCACATAGAATCCATTCCATTTGTAGCGGTGTAGATGCTTAGAGCACATCCCACCTGCTTTCATTTCAATACGGTGAAATTCTAATGCACCGTTTGCTTCTATCAGTTCTGTGGTTCCCCACACCTTTCCAGCCTTGGTCATCTTTCTCTATCCATACTCTTTTTCCTTCAACTAGTTTCCATTATATTCCTAACAATTTCCAAAATGCATGATGTGATGCATGAGGGTGATCATCAAATATATATTTCATAATAGGCATAAGTTTTTCTTTAGGTACAAAATAATAGTCACTTCTTCGTTTATAAACCGTCACATAATCCAGCGGCTTCAATATTTCTTCTAAAGAAATAGGATTTTCTTTCCATTCTGCAACAATTATAGGTCTAGCAGTCTCAATGGTTTTAACAGCACCTCGAAGAACATGAGCTTCCCAACCTTCTACATCTAGTTTCATAAGAGATAATTTTGTAAAACCGTACGAGTCCAAAGTTCTCACAGGAAGTCTAAAAAATTCATAAGACTTGGTTGGTCTTTTATGATCACCTACGAGTACTTCTTTGTCAGTCATAAAACGTGAGGTTCCACAACGATCAAATTTCATTTTATATGGAATAACTGTTTCTTGATCAGACAGACCAATATTATATGCTTTTACATTAGAAATATTAAAATGTTCAAGATTTTTTACTAGACAATTATATAAAGGTTTTGCAGGCTCCCAAGTATAAACTTTATCAAAATAACGAGATAATCCAATAGCCATTTGTCCTACATTGCCACCTATATCCAGACAAATTTTAGTATCACTAGCAGATAAGAAATATTTGACAGTAAATTCTGCCATATGGTTCTGCCATTCTTCTGGCGACCAGTGTGCTAAACCGTTATCATTTTCGGTATCAAGTACCCACCAGTTATTTAATTGTTTCATTCTTTATATATTCCTATATGCATATTCCAAGGCTCTATCTGCCTCAACAACCAATGGCCTCTTTTCATATCTGCGTGATGTATCTGCATCAAGTTGTTTAATAAGTTCAACAATCTCAGATGTTTGTATTGGATACTCTCTTTTAATTGCATTAGAAGCAATTGAACACATGATCTTATATATCATTGCATAACGACCAGAATTATCTGTATGTGCAATACTTCTATATTCGTTTATCATTCTTTTATTTACAAAAGGACAATCTGTATAAGATGTCCAAGAATAATTGGTATTTTGTAATTGTCCTTTACGATATTCAATAATCTGTTTTGCTACATCTTCTGGTAATCTTTCTAGAAAAGTTCTAGCATTTTGCCTATTGTTATAGGGATGCTTTTCCGTAATTTCATTCGGATCAAGAGGGGTACCAGCATTAAAAAAATAAAAATTATCAGCACCAGCATACATTGCAGGAATGTAATACATTCGAGATAAATCTTTAGTCTGTGCATCTCCAAGGTCTCCAAACTCTTTATTGAGTGCAAACCAAAAATGCCTGATTGCATCTGATGGAACTTCACTATCAATATCAAAAACAAGTCTGAATTTTGGATGATCAATAGAACTACTAGCGGTACTGTAACAAATAAAATTATAATTCCCGTATAATTTTTCCAGATCTTTTTCTAAATTATCTCTAGTAAAATCATGGTCATCAATGTCAAGAGCGCACCAACCTGCCCAACTAACAACATTGACGTTGGCCCTAGTAGTATTAGCTTTGTATATAGCCGGCGAAATAAGTTGAGCATCTTTCTTACCTTTCTTAGGCTGCTTGGACAAACCATACAACAACTTCTCTAGCTCATCAAAACTAGAGAAGTCCATGCGTTTATCAGTTTTGTTATCAAACTGTGATTTGAAGAGTGTCAAAGATTTTTTCATAATGAGATTATAACATATTTCATTCAAATTGTAAAGTGTTCTCATTTAAATCAATTTGAGGACCTTTAGGCATTTGAATAAACTTATCCCAAACACGTGAAGGTGCAATATGCCATCTTTCTTTCTTTTTTACTATTTTAAAACTACCTGGCCAATGTTTCTGCAAACCTTGTGACCTTTTTAATCTACCATCACCAGCGTAGGCGGTATCGGTATTACCGCCTTTGTATTGGCCTGTTGCTGCTTTATTCATAAGCAGTTTATTGTATAGAATTGTACAGTAGCCTTTGGTTAATATTTGCATACTGTAATCTGTGTCCTCAACACAATCATGTCTATACCAAATATCCAAATTGTTGTTAATAAGTGCGCAAGAATACACTTGTTTATTTACGGAAACATGAGAGTTTTTTGCAAAGGCAAACATATGATGTGATAATGATACGGCACCAATGTTATCAAAGTCTTTTATATATCGTTCAGCTGCACCTAAAACATTACGTGTTGGTTTGGTTACATTTTTATCATTTTCTCTGACTTTAAAGTCTTTGATATTATCATCAATGCACCAATGGAAATCATCGCCTCTACATTCAGAGTGTAATTTGCAATAATTTCTTACATATGCAATACCCATATTATTCTTATCCATTACAATAAGTTTTTCTAAAGGGTATTCTTTTTCATAATCATCTAAATCTTGTGGTTCTATTACAACAAAATATTTAAGTTCTGCTTCATCAAGAGCTTTTGTAGTAAGCTTTACAGTGCTTCTGGCTTTAGAAGGCACGTATATTGGATACTTTACCTCGGTCCATTCACTGAATGTACCCATAATCTCCTCACCGAGGGACTCTAAGTATTCATTAATTTTCGGCATCATCTTCAACCCAAAACAATGATCGGTTCTGGTCTAGATCATATGCTGGATACCAGCAAGTTTTACGACGTTTCTTGCGTGGAATTAGATTAGGCTGACCAATCAGTTTAGCAAACTTTTCAAGATCTTCTTGATTTCTAAACCTCACTGAGACCTCATCGTGCCATTCTTCTTTTTCTTGTACAAATTCTGGCATATCATCCCAATCATATGGAGTGGCATCATCACCATCTAACATCATAAAGATGTTATTGGATACCTTATCTACATTATTAGTACTCATTCTACACCTCTTGTCTTGTATTTAAAATATTTCTTGATTTCATCTTCTTTTAATGATACGAGTTTCATACCATGGTTATTAATTTTCTTTGGTATATTTAGACCTTCTTTTTTAATAGGCTGTTGTAGAAATTTTGTATAGTCTACATGGTGATGAAATCTTCCCCATTTTTTTGTTACAACAACTACATCTGGGTGTTGTTCTTGTAATGACTCTGCAAATTCTTTTCGGTTATCATCTGATTTAAGTTCGCCATATTCATTTCTTTCATGGGCTTGATATACCTCTTGTGTATTACCACCACTCATGGTATGTGTAGCAGCTTTACCGCAAAGTGCAAAGTTGAACAACATCGTGCAGTGACCGTCTTTCAGATAACGTAAACTCAGATCAGTATCCTCATTATACTTACCACGCCAACGTAGATCAACTTTATTAGAGTTCAGAATGCAACTATAGACTCGAGTATTTACATAATAAGGCGGTCGTTTGAGACCAGATGGGCAAAAGAATGCGTAGTTTAATCCTGCCTGAGAGACATTGGTATAGCGATCAACAAAATCTTCTGCATTACGAATAATGGTTGGAGTTGTGACTGGTCGCTTTTTATTACGGTTCAAGCGGTAAAAATACCGCATATTATCATCCATAATCCAATGCCGTTCAGCACCTTCTGCTACAGAATGATCCCATACCCAATTACGGACTGGAATAGAACCGCCTACTCTACCCTTAATATCTGGTATTGCCCATTTAGGGTTACTCCTAAAATCTGTTGGCAAAACAAGAATTTTATCATCCGAAATATAACGATTATAATCATCATATTCAGAATCCTCAATTACAATCCGATATGGAACATTGAGTTCCTCAAGTGTTTTTGAGGTATGTCTGGATTCAGACCGACCTTTTGAAATGATATAAATGGGATATTTTGGTTTTAACATATTTTCCTCTCAATTTACATACATTATATCATATTTAGCCACATATGTAAACACCTTTTTATCGGTTATCTCCAGATCCACGGAGAACACCACGGTTCTTACGATCAGATAATTTTACCATATTAGCTTCAATAGATTCAGTAGGATCCATTTCCATGGCACCGTGCAGTGCAAACCAATAGAAGATCACATCACCAAGTTCTTTTCGCAAATCTGTTTTATCAATAACACCATCTCGGTAATATTTTTTAATCTTCTCGGCAATTTCACCTGTCTCCCCTGCGAGACCTAGCGTGTTTTCTGTGACACGTGCGTCACCTTCAGTTAAGATCATGCTTTCAACAAATTCTGCATAATGTTCAATCAAGTTATCCATATTTACATATCCTCTGGTATAATTTCTGGCGTGTATTTCATTAATTTAAACCTCTTATTAGAGGCATTATATTCAATTTCTTTTTGGGTAAATATTTCATTTTCTACAAACAAGTTTATCAGGCATTGTAAATCACCTAGTTCTTGTAACAAAGCTTGATACTTATCGTCACTGGATCCAAACCTAGCAATTTTCATACACGCTTGAATTACCTCTCCACATTCCTCAGCAGTGCAAAATAATAGCTGTTTCATATCATCATATTTCATACAAAGAAATCCTCTAATGATGCTTTCGGTTCTGCGGACCAACCAATTGCTGTTAAAATTAGTTCCAGAGGCGCAATAAATGTTTTCTGGAATTGTAGGTCATAGTCAATATATTTTTCTAGTTTAAATTCTGGCGGTAAATAATCTGGAAATGCAATAACATTTTCACCGATAGGATTAGGCATTTTAAGATAACAAAATTTAATTTTCTCGCCATTCTGTATTGGTTGCAGTCTGGAATCAAGACCACTTTTTCTTAGTTCATTGTTATATAGTAAACTGCCACGAACATGGATAGGTGTGCCTTTACGATATATATTTTTACTATCCGACCAATCTGTAATATTGGACACACCACGTGGAAAGGCAACCTTTTCTGGCGGCAATTGTTTAAATACTTGTTTAAAATCTCTAATATATTTCTGGGTATTTTCTTCGGTACCACTAATTAGAACCTTAAATATTTCTCGGAACCGATCACGCACAACCTCAGGAGTTGATGATTTAATAGCCTCGATACCCATAATTTTGAGTTTAGGTTCAGCATACTGCACACCTTCGTTATTGTGTACATTAAGAATATACCTCTTTTTGGCAGTCCAGATTGATCTGTCAGCAATAGCTTCACGCGCCATGACCATTCGATTTTTATATGAATTGGTTTTATCTGCAAGTTCTTGATATGCATTTGCAAGGATTTTTTCAAAGTGTTCACCGCAGATTTTATCCAGAGCCTTGACAGGGTCAGCCGGTTTCAGTTTATCAATAAACGGACCGAAGTTAATGTAGAGTGAATCTGTGTCGATTGCAATAACATAATCAACATTTTCGGTCTGTAAAGTTTTATTGAGTTCTTTGTTAATAGCACGTTCTGCCCACTGAATAGCCAGCTGACCACATAATGTAATACCTTCAGCTATACGAATATCAAAGTAGCGGAAGTGTTTATTGCCGATAGCACCATACAAACTGTTAAGTAGAATTTTAATTGCCATCTGGCGGTTTTCAAGTTGGTTAATCTGGCGTTCAAGTTCTACTGTTTTAGTTTTTTCATATTCTTGTTTCGCACTAAGCATCTCTCGTTTAATGAGTGTTCTTTCTTCGTAATATGCCTCAATAATTTTAGGCAAAATACCTTGATTTTCTCTGCTGTAAATAGAACCGTTCGCTGCAACGGCATACTGAGACTCTACTGGTTTTTGTAAGTTCATGTAATACCCAACGCCATGAGGTTCATTCTGACCTTTAAGAGTTTCTGGAGACATATTCCATTGCACAATAATATTTGGGTACAGTGAGTTCAAATCAAAAGACACAACCCAGTCATGCTTTCCGGTTTTTGGGTCTTTAACATAGCCACCAGGATAATCTGGTTTTTCTGTGTGTTGATTTGGTGGTAGAGCAACGTGTTTCTTGTTTAGTTCTCGGTAGATGATTGAATCCCATATGGCAGTGGTGCCAAAGGTTGTTTCTAGATTGACACCAGCACGGTATGCCATAGTAAGAGCCAGCTGAATCAGACCCATTTTTTCTTCAAGTCTGTCTATGATCTGAACGTCTTTGATATTATAATCAATAAATTTTTGGTGATTTTCTTGATACAAAGTGTATAGGTTACCATATTCCTCATATGATAATTTCTGATCACCAAGCACAACATACGCAACGTGGTCCAGTTTATATGATTCAAGCGTGCCATATGAATAACCAAATTTTTGGAATAGTTCCATGTAATCTGCTTGTTGGATACCAACAATTTCAAATGCTTGTTCCGATTTACCGTGGTTACGGAACACAGACCTTTCGTTGACTAGGTTCCAAGGTGATAGCCGTTTTGCTGCCTCTTCGGACCCAATACGTTTAATTCTGTTAATTAGGTAAGGAATATCAAAAAATTTAATATTCCAACCAGTTAAAATGTCTGGTCGGTTATCACACCAATATTTATGAAAAGATGCAAGCAGATGTTCTTCTGATCTGCATTTGTGATATTGGATTAGATCACCACGCATATCCAATTCTGATTTACTGTAATCATATTCATCTAGACCCCATACATGATAAACACTACTCTTAGAAGATTTAAGAGTAATGGATATGATAGGATATTTTGCTTCGCCGGGTTGTGGGAAACCTTCGTCGGATTGCACCTCAATGTCGAAGTTTACGATGTTGATATGTTTAGGATTCCATTTGATTTCATTTGGAAATTTTTGAGTGATATATTGAATGATGTAGTTAGTCTGACCATAGACCTTAAATTGATCAATATCTTTGTATTGATCAAGAAATTCTTTGGCGTCACTCATCTTGGCAAACTCTACTGGTTTGACAGAAGTTCCATTCAAGGAAATCCAATCAGACTTGGAGCCATTTGAGTTGATATATAGTGTTGGTTTGAATGGTACTTTTGTTTCTATACGGTTACCGCTATCATTGTAGCCACAATATAGAATAGAGTTACCGTACCGATTGACCGATGTGTAAAAAGACAAAATATTCTCCTGTAATCAATGAGTTCATTATATAACAAATAAAGTTGAATGTAAACCTAATAGTAATCAAACTTGGGAATCATATTGCTTTTTTGCCTCTATAAATTTTGGTAAGTAATCATATGGTTTTGTTTTAAACACTTGTGGTTCGTGATGGTCTACTGTGATAAGTATTACACTCTGTTTAATAGGAATACCAGTTCTTTCATAAAATGCTGCAGCATAGAAAGCTGTTTGAATAAAGTAGTTTTGGATCCATTCTTCTTTCTTTGGTTTCCTAGATGTTTTAAAATCAATAATGGATAATTCATTATCAAACTCTGCAATACAGTCTACCTGTCCAGCACACTTTAACTTATCGCTGTAAAGAAATTCCTCTTGAAACCATACATTATTTAATCTATCATCTATAATCTTTTTTAAATCAAGAAAGGATGCAAGGTTATGAGGCATCACGCCTTTTTTCCATTCTGGTTCATTGTTTAGATAATCTTCAGCTAGTTTGTGTACTGCTGTACCACGGGCAGCGGCAAAAGAAGAAATTTTATTTGCTTCCTCTTCACCTACTTTTTTACGCCATTCCATAATGCCTTGTTTACTCAAGACACCAAGCACTGTTGTAATGGATGGGTAAGCATTGCCTTCTGGTGTAAAATATCTACGACCAGACTCAGTGGTTTTTCGAGTAATTTTTGGTAATTCAATACCATGATCTACATGGGTAATCATAATTTATTCAAGTCCTGTTTTATATAATCAAAGGGGCTGGAAAACCAGCCCCTCTAGTGTATACTTTTTAACACTTTTTCAGTTTTGCAACTTCCATCATGCATCTTTTTGCTAGGTCATATTGACCTTGCTGTGCAAAATAAGCAGCTGCTCTACTATGTCCAATAATTTCTGTCCAAATTAAAAAACTTTTCCAAAAACCACTAAGCGGATTTGCGACATAATTTGTTGTCATTTCAATCATTAGACAATCCTTTATAAGAAACGTACCAAACATCACCTCGTGAAAGGCCAATATCACCCAATTCCTTATCAGTTAATTTTGATAATTCTTTGAATGTTTCTCGTGATAGTCTATTTTCTTTTCTTGATTTGTCAATCGATTTAAAAAATTCAAAGATGGTCTCAACCACCCTCGTTAAGTAGCTGTGCGCTACTAGTACTGCCTGTGTCATTTGTTTTCCCCGTTTGGCCAATATGGATTTTACGAGAACGCATTTCTTCTGGAATAACATACTGCAATTTAATTGCCAGGATGCCATCTTGAATATCTGCTCCATTAACATTTACGTGTTCGGACAGCCTAAAAGTGCGTTTAAACTTCTTTGTGGAAATACCACGATGAATAAACTCTCTACCTTTAGATTTATGTTCACCTGTTACGGTTAGTGTACGGTCTTTAACCTCAACACTAATCTCATCCTTTGAGAACCCAGCAATAGCCAGTTCGATCAAATAATCTTGATCACTTGACTTAATAATATTGTGAGGTGGATAGTGGTCATTTGCATGCTGAGCCGTAAATTCTAGCTCTTTAAGCAAGTGGTCAAATCCCACAAAAGATGCACGGGGAAATAATGTGTGTAAGCCTGTCATGTTTATCTCCTTTATACAAGCAAGATTTAAAAATGGACCGGGTAATTCCGCATCCTACGTTATTTATACACTTAGTAATGTGTAAAGGTATACTGTTATGTAATACCCGCATTTCAGTTTAGATATATGTACAAGGATCTGGAGTACCTTCTACACCAAATGAGAAACCCACTCTGGTACTTACAGGTTCAATCAGATGAAAAGTGCCTCTAGGTATCCATATTGTGTCATACATCTTCATTCTATTCTTCTGGACTAACTCTAGCTTTTCTTTATCGCCGTGGTCAGCATTGTCCCATGTCACATCAGTTTTTTCTTTCCATATGGATAGGTCAACTTCTCCTAACCCTTGCATATAAATTACATCCATTTTATCTCTATGGATGTTAAAACTCTGTGATGTGGTACCCCAAGACCCAAAAGCAATAAGTGATATATTATTTTTGTAAAATTTTTCTTTCAGCGTTCTACACATATTATGTATCTGCTTTGGGGCAGACGGACGTTCATTTAACTTGTGTAATGTATAATTACTTTTCCTAGCATTACCTCGGACTAAATTACGGGGATGTGAATCATATAATTTAATAAAAAGATCCCAATCTAGTTCTAAGTCTCGATCCCCAAACTTCCAAGGTCCGTAATGTTCCTTAGCAAATATTGCTTGATCAAACTTAGCACTATTCCAGGTCATGAATTACTTAGAGCCTATATTGTATTTGGGGCATAATTCCCATTCAGATTTTTCTTTGAAGGGAATAATTTTAATCTGGCGGAGTGGTGCCATAACAAGTTCTTCTTTTTTCGCAAATTTAATAAGACCCCAATCACTTAATAGTGTAGAGATTGTATTCCTACGAGCAATATCATTGAGTTCAAAGTTAGATTTCTTTCCGTCTAATAGAAATAACTCTTTAAAATGAACAATAAAATATCTGCCTTGTTTATGTAAAATATGACAAGATTGATATAGTTTTTTGTCTTGTCGAGACGCTACACCTATTCTTGTAAGAGTTTCCCGAACCTTTAGAAAATCGTCTGGTTCATTTAATGTTATCTCTAGCATACTTGCTGGAGACCAATTTACTACCTCAGCCACTTCTTCCATAATTTTCACCTTTTTATTTTTATTATAGAATAATTTACTAAACTATTTATAAAAATTAGGCTTCAGCGACCACCTTTATATAATTTCTTTTTAAGAAAATCCAAGTGGTCTTTATTAATAAGTGGAAGTACTTGTCGTGCTTTGGCATTGGAATAGCCATAATACTCTTTGATTAGATCAATGTCAGAAAGTTTATCTGCCTTTGCCCATTTAGAAAACCGTTTACGTTTGCGCACTATGTTGCGCAAAAAATCATACTGCATTCTTTTGTCAATCTGATGATGAATATTCATCTCATTGGCCATTAGAACAGTATCTTGGAAATATGATAGAGAACGGTTTACCATATATGGCGCATATGCCTTCTCTGTAATATCATCGACCATAATATCTTTTTTGGTCATATTAATACTATTTACATAATCAAACGGGTTCATAAGTTACCTTCAATTCCACTATCAATATTAGGCCATTCTACTCGGTCTATGTTGTCTTGTAAACCCCCTGAAGTAAGATTTTCTGATGGTCCTTGCATAACATCTTTGCCAGAATAATATAGTTGTGGCACTGTTTTATGGCCTTTTTCTTTTAAAAACTCTTTAGCAATTGGGTCATGGGAAATATTAAACACTTTATATTCATATCCCCATTCACGTAGAGTTTTTTCTAATTTAGTGCACCAACCGCATTTGTTTTGTGTATATAAATGTAGCATCATGATATAGCCTTTACTAAAGTTTGCATCCTCATAACATCCATTGCAATATCATGTTTTGGATCGTGTGCCACAAAATGTTCTTCCAATCCTTCAGGAATAAAACTATTATTTAGATTGTGACCCCATGCCAAAGCATCAATAGTGCTTCGAGTATCTCGGAATTGATAAAACTTGTATGCTTCGTTTTTATCATACCCTGTTTGTTCTAAAATATAATCCATGATAATAGGATCAAAATTATTACCACGAGTATAAATTCTGCTCAGTTGATCTGGCTTATTCTCTTGCCAAAAATCAAATAGTTTATCAATGCCTTGATCGTATGGAGTGGGTATCATTTGCTTTTGAGCATCAGCACTTTGTGTTCCCCACCAATTTAGTGTTTCTTGATCAATTTTTCTACCCCAGTTTTTAACTTGATCCTCTACATTAAACTTAATAAATTTACATTTTTCAATAAGAGATTTATAAGTGTAAGGTCCACTCAGAAATCTTTCTGAATCAAATGATAGCATTGCCATATTCAATACAGGACAATTTACCCTGTCAGTGGATAGAGTTTCAAAGTCAAAGATTACAGAGTTATCAGGCATTAGCTTTCCTATTTAAATTGTACATCGCCCATGATTTCAGTCATGCAAGCAACTAGATTCAGTTCATGGTCAGCAACAAACGCTGCCTTATATTGGTAATCGGCAAGAATTAGTACCAATTGCGGTACCGTTTGTGGTTGTACATAATCCATCATCTGATCATATACACCACGGATAATAGCAGTTGTATCTAGGTCAAGATGATTTACAACCCAAGACCTCATGGTTTTAAAGTCTTTGTTTTTTAATGCAGTAAAGAGTTGTTTAAACTGTTCATCTGTACCTGTGGTCTGTGAAAGCAAAACCAATTCACCACCAACACAACTACGTTGCAACTCATTCAGAACTCTACGCCAATCTGGCAGGTATTTTATAATCAAGTCTGCAAGATCTGATTTTACATAGTCTCTAACACCTTCGTGCAACAAAATACCTTCAATTCGTTCCATGAAATTAGCACAAAGTACCGCCATTTCTTTCTTATCGGTATTGAAATCATATACAGCACACCGTGAGTGAAGTGGCTCAATGATACGGTTTTTGAAGTTACATGTAAGAATGAACCGACAATTATCGGAAAACTGTTCGATAAATCCACGCAGAGCAGGCTGTGTGGACTGTGGATTCAGGTAGTCAGCCTCATCAAGAATAACTACTTTATAACCACCATTTAGACTTACCGTTGAAGCAAACTGTTTGATTTTACCACGCAGGGTATCAATGTTACCTTCTTCGGATCCGTTGATAATGATATAATCGAGCCCCAGTTCATTACACAAGGCTCGAGCAGCAGTTGTCTTGCCTACACCAGCAGTACCCGTGAAAAGCATATTTTGCAGATCACCTGATTTAATCATAGATTTAAGAGATTTTTCTACTGATTTTGGTAGTATAGCTTCGGCGATTGTTTTTGGTCGCCATTTTTCAACCCAAAGAAATTCAGACATTCACGTTTCCATTATATAAAGGGGTGTTCAGATTTTACTCTTCATCTTCTTGCTGTGCTGCTTCGCATAGTGCAATAATCTGCACAGCCTGATCACGCAGTTGACCGATTGTACTCAGTTCCTCACCACGAAAACCGCCACGTTGTACAATAGTATCAATAACAGCAACGGTGCTGCGGCCAACTTTATTTGCAAGGTCCTGCATAGCAGCGAGGTCGTGCTCAAGTTTGGCTACATTTTTGTTATTAGACATTAATATTCTCCATAATTATGATTTGTAGGTTCTATTATAATATATCTCAAGCAGCTTGTAAACTAAAATCTTTACATTTAGAAAAATCTTTTTTCTTGTAAAATTCTAGTTTGTTATCAAACTTATTCTCAAGTATTTCGCCCTTGTGAGATATGACAAATACATTGGTATCGTCATCAAGAGAGTAAAGTATCTTCATCAAGTTCTCAACACCATCATGGTCCAAAGAACTATCAAAGGTTTCATCCAGCACCAACAAGTTTGTCGCTACCGAATTTTTCATCTTGGCAATCTGCCGCCAAGTAAACAGTAGTGATAAGTCAATACGTTGCTTCTCACCTTCAGAGAATGAATCGTAAGAAAACTTATCACGATGTCTGGAACGGATTGTTTCTACAAAACTTTCATCTAGTGTGAAGTGTACAAAAAAGTCTAGAATTTGTAGATATTCATTTACCAGTTTATTTATTACCGGAATATACTGTTTCATAATTTTTGTTTTAATTCCAGTATCTTTTAACATCTCACCCATTGCAACATTATAGCTCAGTTCTTCATTAAGTGAAATTTTTTCTTCTGTAAGAGCGTTTCGTGTTTCATACATATCATTCAATTCTGTATTGGCATTACTTAGATCACCTTCACGTGCCGTAATTCTCGTAATGTCATCATTCATACTTTTTATGCTACTATACAGAAGTGAAATATTTGTATTATTATTGTTAATTAGCATTTGCTTGTTTCTCATATCATTGAGAAGATCGTTTTGTGTTTCTATAATCTCCTGAATCTTTTCAATTTCAAGATCAACTTTTTCAATACCAGATTGCAAATCTTTTGCTCTTGTTTTAGCGTGAGCAAGTTTTTCTTCTCGGACACTCTCTGCAATTTTTTGTTCACAGGTTGGACACTCTGTATTTTCCTCATAAAACTTAGCATCTTTTATAACAGATTTAACAGAAGTATTAAATTCAGTTTTATACTGGATAAGTGATTGAAGTTTTTTTGTAGCTTTATGGTAATCTTCTTCTGTTTTATTACCTTCATTTATAATGAAATTAGATGCAATAGTATTGGCGTCCTGTAAAGATACTACCTCTGATTCTGCTTTACTAATTTCTAATTTTTTAAGTTCAATTTCTTCATCATTAATCTGTGTAATATCTCGAATGTATTTTTTCTGTGACTCTATTTTATTTTTAGTCAAATCAAGTTGATATGCAATATGTTTAAGTTCTTCTTTCATACGAGAACTATTTTCTTTAATGATTTTATTCATTTCAGAAAATACATTGATATCCAGAAGATCCTCAACAACTTCCCTACGATGATTTGTCGCTAGTTGCATAAAAGGAATGAAAGAGGAAGAACCTAACACAACTACTTGGTGAAAACTTTTGTGATTTAGTTTAATGATATTTTGCTCAAGAATCTTCTGATATTCTTTACTATGCGATGATTGGTTAATCATCACACCGTTCTTCCATATCTCAAAGATATTAGGTTTAATTCCACGAACTACTTTATAGTCTGTAGACCCAATCTGAAATTTAATCTCCACAACACAATCTTTATTATTAATTGTATTCACAAGCTGTGGTTTATTAATATTTCGGTGAGGCTTACCAAATAAAGCATACGACATAGCATCCAACATAGTTGATTTGCCTGATCCATTAGAACCAACCACAAGAGTTGATTTATGTTTAATTAGATCAACTTCTGTCCATGAGTTACCAGTGGACATGAAGTTTTTCCATTTGACGGATTGAAATACTATCATGCTACTTCCATTGTTTGTGCTTGAACCAGAACTTCTCTCATCTTTGATTTGAGTATGTCTTTATCAAGGTCAGTATTGACCGTATCAATATAATTATCAAGTAAGAGCCCAGTATCTTCTACTTGGATCTTTTCAGTCTGTACATTACTACCTAAAAATTCATCAAAGCTTTCTGCAATTTTAAGATCGTGAATGCGTTGTTCTTGTATTTTATCAACAAAACGATCAAATGTAAACAGATCTTGTTTATTGATTACAACAATTTTCACAAATTTATCTGTCACATCTGGAACAAAAGCAGAATAATCTGTCTTGCTATCATCATACACAATTTTATGGAATAGAGTATGGGGATTGTAGATCTTTTCTAGTTCACGTGTGTCGGTATCTAGTACATGAAATCCTTTAGGGTCTCCAGCATCAGACCAGAAAAATTCTAGTTGAGTGCCTAGATACTTGATATTATCTCTTTCAGACCCCACATGGAAATGTCCAGTAATGACCTTTTCAAATCTATTGAAGATTTTATGGCTCATACCGTGAGTTCCAGTATAGGTAATGCCACGCATTACCTCAAACCCATCTAGTTCAAGATGACCACCCAACCAATCGGCTTTACAATTACTAATAAATTCCATACTGTGGTCGTGATTTTCTTGAGTGATCCAAGGCAGCATTGCAAGTTTAAACCCATCTAGATTAATTACCTCTGGTTCCATATGAATTGTAATTTCATTCATATAATGACCGAGCAACTCTTTCAAGGAATTTAAATCATTTGTGTTCTTGAAGAATGTATCGTGATTGCCACAAATAACATTCATATGGATATTATATTCACGTAACTTGGTTAGAAAATTTTTCCGATAAGAATGCAATGCTTTAAAGTTTACAAACTTACGGTTATCAAAAACATCTCCTAGATGTACAATACGTTTAATATTATTTTCTAGTAAATACGGAAAAAATACTTCATTATAAAACTTGTTTGCATTATCTGTAAAAATATCAGAAGCATTACGGATACCAGCGTGTGTATCGTTGAGAATTGCTACCTTCATTTCATAAACTTTCCTAAGCCTTCATCTGGATCAAATTTCTTTTGCCTTTTCTTTTTCTTTATAACTTCTGCAATGTACTTATCCTTTTCTTTTACGGACTCGATTCGGCTTTTTAATTGATCTACTACTTGAGATACTTTATCTATGTCACCATCAGCAAATTCAAATGGAGAGCTTTGAGCAAGATATTTCATCTTAATATCTTGCTGCTTCTTTTCTTTAGCAATACGTTGTAGGAAAGCATACCAACAAATCTGTGTAAAGTAGGCAAAAGCATTTGGTTTCCCAGTGCGTGTTGCCGCTTCGATGTTGTAGTTTTTGATTGCTTTAAGACAATGTTCCACACCGTCCATAACCATTTCTTCTCTGTAAGTGTATCTCACAAAGTTACCTTTATGTGATAAACCTTCTGCAATTCTGAGAAAAGATAATGCAATATAGTCTGTAACTTTAGGAATTTCTTTTCCTTCTTTCACAGCTTCTTGTACAACTTTCACATATTCTGTAACGGCATTACTAAACTCTCTATTATTAACGTAATGCGGTCTATCTTTTGGCTTCATAATATATCTCCTGAATATGTTTCCTATTATATTATAGGATCTGGATTTTGTAAATATAAAAAAAATTTACACTTTGTTCATTTTAGGGGTTTACAGCCTCAAAAATCCGTGGTATAATAAAGAGTCCACCTTTGAGGAGCAGGGTATACACTTAGTGCATTTTTGTTGGATCAAACTGGATTACATTACAATCACTGGAATCAAATATACCAATATCATTTTCTTCTGTATTTTCTATGTAATATGAATCCATTACTTTTTTATAAAGATTTACTAGTGCTTTATTTGGTTCCACAACTACTGAAATATGATCCAAATTTAACAAGTGTATTTGATTTTTCTTTGTTAAAATCATGTATGGCTTTAAAAATACAGATTTGTTAAAAACATCAACATTAAAAGGATTCCTTATTACCATAGCATCATATAGTGTATTTGAGTCATCTGTAACAAAATCTATAACCTCTGTGATGATTTCTTCACCATGCTGCAATTTAATCTGTTTTATATCAAGTTTCATATATCTATCTTATGTATTTCATATTTAAATTGTTCTCTGTTATATATCTTTATTCTTTCAGCAGAGTGGTTAAGAGTATAGTTCATATTCTTTTTCCAGTGCAAATCATCTGCTATATCATACAGAGTGGTTAATTGTCCGTTGTCTGATTTTCTCAAACCACGGCCGATGGATTGTAAAACTCTTATCTGAGACTTAGAAGGGCTAGCAAAAATAATATTATGTAAATTACGAATGTTAATTCCAGTTGAGAAGGTACCAAGTGATGCAACAATAATTGCATTTTCTTCGCTCTCAACAATTTTTCTAATTTGTTCTCTATCAGCTGTATCGGTATCACCTGATACGTAAAAAACCTTTCGATCTTGAGATGCTTTATCCTTAATCATAGCATGAAGGGGTTTACCATGTTTATCTACAAACTGAAATAGAATAAGAGTATTTCCTTTAAGGTCTAGTGCTAAATTAGTGATAAACCTATTTCTAGGTTCATATTTTACAATGTAATCCAATTCAGTATGATAATCTTTTTTACCCCAATTTTTTCTAATCTCACTCTTATATATCAAAAGTAAAACATTAATTTTTAAGTCAGCAAGAGTATTCATGTCTTGCAACTTTTTTGTAGTAGTTACATGAAATATTTTGCCAAATAATCCTTGAAGAACCAGTTCATGTGTCTGCGAATTATCAAGTGTGCCAGATGTACCGAAACGATAATCTGCTTCTTTGCATTTATTCATTAACGTAGTAAGTGACTTCGATTTAAAGCCATGACACTCGTCACCAATCACACAACCGAACTGCTCGAACCAAGCAGCAGGCATTTTATAGATTGATTGCCATGTGCTAATCACTGTACCCTGATTAAACTGTTTGTCTTTACCAGAATATATTCTATGCACTCCATTCTCTACTAACATGCCATAGTCACGAAAATCATTATACATCTGCTCAACAAGAGATGTAGTAGGGACAACAACCAGTAATTTCTTACTACCATCATTAATCATCGAGTGCCAATACTTAACAAGTAGGTAGATAATCAAAGATTTACCAGAACCAGTTGGTGATAGTAAGATGGCTCTTTTATTTTCCAAAGCATGGCATACAGCATTAAATTGGTAATCACGAACTTCAATGGCCTCACCCCGAGAGGTAAGGTTTTCAGATTTAATAAAATCCATTATATATTTTGGGCTTATTTTTTCTTTTTGGTTAGGAGAACCATAATAGTTGTCGTGTTCTACTTCTAACTTATAGTCTCTTGCCTTTGTAAAATCTTCAAGATATGTATAGAGACCAACAGGCAAGTCCATGGATTGTATATTAAATAATCTGATTTTACCATCCCATACTCTGTTCTTATATGCAGGCATAAATTTATACCCTGGAACATAGAATGAGAAAAAATCTGATAATTCGTTTGCGATGCCCCAATCACATTTTATATCAAGAACAGAGTGGTTTCTATTTTTAATTTTAATA